GCCAACGCTTCCACTGCATTTAGTCTTAGTGCTTTTATTTTTATTACCCATCACTTTAGACATGAAATGCGCGTTGACCCACGCGTGCTGCAATCGGCTGTCGCTTTGGCTGTCGCTTATTCTTCATATCCTTCCAGCCTCTTGGCTTGTATTATTTTACGCCTGTCGTTTTCGTATTGGACTACGTCCCAGTCTTCTGGGCTTCCATAGCCCATTTCTCTATTTAGTCTCCTGTAGTATTCCAGCAGACCGTAGTATTGTTTGTCGTCGTCTGCTTTCACTTTTTCTCCTCCTACCCATCTTTCATTTTTGTCTAACCTTTGGAGCCATAGCTCCTCTCTTTCTTCTTCCGTATATCTTTTATTTCTATAGTATATCGGAAGTCCTACTTTATGTCCACTCTTTGTTATATATTCTGCTTTTGTTTCCACTCCTTGGTATTTCGATCTCTCGAATCCATATCTTTTTACAAACCCTTTCCCCATTCCTTTACTACATAGTATTATGGGTTTGTATGCTTTATGCTTTGGGTCTGTTTTTGTTACATATTTTATCATGTAACCTACTGTTTCTTCGTTAACGTAGTTAACGGCTATTTCATTCACTATTTTTTCTTTCCAGACCCAACCATATTTGAATTTTCCTGCATTCCATCTTTCTTCTATGTCTCTTGCATCATCTGCCCAGATGATTCCATGTAAGTGTATTCTTTCCGTCCCCTCGTGCCCTAGTTCTGTTATTAACCAGTGCCGAGGGGCTTTTTTGAATTTTTTTCTCCATCTTTCCGTGAAAAATCTTACTGCTCTTGTTGCTATTTCATTATCTAGGGCGTAGCCTTCCAATCCTTTTATTTTCCTACCTAGCTTTACTAGCGCTTCCTCGCTGAACGTTAGTGTTACGAATTTCCCTCCGGGTCTTTCCTCCACTTCTTCCGTTAGTCTTATTTTCCATTCGTTTGCTTTTTTTTTCATGCACTCGAAGCAAACGCCACAACTAACGGGAACATACTGTACTCTGCTGTCTCGCATTTCTGGTATATTCCCGCCGTTTTTTTTGTTTGCTCTGTACTTGGGGTTTCTCATAATCCTTCCGTACAGACACATGTTTATCGTTTTAATAGCATTCCTGCTGCTCTAGACACTGCTTCTACTGTCAATTTTGTGCTATTGCTTACGTCTTGCACGAATTTTTGTACATCTAAGTGTCCTTGTTTTATCTCGAGTTCTTTCCATTTTTGCGCAATTTCATTGGCGATTTTTACCATTTGCGCCTCCGTCATGTCTTTTTGTACTTTTCTTAGCTCGTTTGCTAAGTTTGCCCCAATTACCTCTGCTTGTTTCTTTTGTAGTTCTGCATTTATCATTCCTTTTGCTGCTTTAGCTTCCTCCCACAGTATGTGAGATTTTGCTTGCATTTGTTGCGCTGCTTCTTCTTGCGTCATTGCTGCCAGGTTTGCTGCGATTTCTGTATTTCTGCTTTGTTGTCTTACTAACTCCGTGTCTACTCCGGCTTTTTTTGCCGTGTCGACTTTGATGTTTTCGGTCTGCGCCTCGATCAATTTCCGTTGTGCTACTGTCATCAAGTCCATTCCGTTTCCTACTGCTGCTTTTGGTGCTGCTACGCTTCCAGCGCTTCCTCCTAGTTGACCAGCTCCTCCTCCGGCTGCTCCATACATCATTCCCGGAGATAGATTGTTTTTTTTCATCTCTTCGAGTTGTGCCCCATACGATGTATCTTTCCATTGTTGCAGCTCTGCTGCCTTTTGTCTTGCTAGTGCCCTGCCGTCTATACTGAACTGCTGTTCGTTCAATTTGTCTTGCTGCGCTAATTGTTCTCTGTTTTGAATTCCGCGCTGTATCATTCCTAGACCAATGTCTACTCCTGTCTGCGCTATCATTCCGAATGGCCCCATTTCTTTGCTAAGCTTTTTTCCTAAAAAAGCGGTACACAGTACTTGATTATATAGTACAGACGCGTACCGCCTTTTAAGTCATTGTTAATGATTGTTTTATGAACTAGTCGCGTCTGTACTTATTTGTTGGTGTCCGGTGGTGCTTGTTCACCGTCGCCGGCGCCAACATTCCCTTCTTTTTTTTGCATTTCTGGCGCTGATTCTCCTCGTGCCGTTAATGCTCTTTCGGTATTATTCGCTGCGTCTAACGCCAGGTCGAATCTATCCGTTCTTACATCGTGAAGTGGCAATACTTCGTTGCCTTCCGGCCATATTCCTTGCCCGGTTTCTTCAATCGGTGCGTTTTGCATCCGTACTCGTCGCATCTTTTCTTCGATTGACTCACCTTCATAGGAGTCATTACAGCGAATACTGGTTCGCTCTGGTTTTGACCTTCTCATTCTTTTGATTTTCATTTTTTTTTAAAAAAAAGTAAGGGGCTGTGCTCTAACACTACAGCCTTACCATGCTGACCCCTTACACAAACCCCATAAACACTAACCCCTTTACAAGTTTGGCATTACTCTAGCTGCTACTTGCCGTTGCAACTGTAAATCGCATTCAATTTGTACCCAAAAGTTCATAGCGCTAAGATCCGCTTCCGCGAATATGAAGTTAAACTTGTTCGGATCGACGTAGCTCGTCAAATCCTGAATTCCAGTCGTTTCGTCATATTCATACCGACGCGCCAACGTCATATACATAATATTATTGGGAATCGCGAAATTCCCGAATGCTTTATGTACCGCTGTCCGGTAATTTTGCCATGCTGGGCGTTTTCCTGCGCTCTTTTTTACCCATGTAGTACCATTGTGCTTTACATCCCACCACGCTAGTGTTTCGGTTTGTAAGTCCTCGAATCCGATTCCGTTTAACTTTGGTTTAAACAGGTCATCTACACTACTGAGATTCAAGCTCCATTTGTTGCCTTGCGTGTATACTACTCGCGGCGTTAATGATGCTATTACCATTAGTGTACTTGGTTCTTTCACTTCATTGATACGAACGTATCCCCCTTTTCGGTTTCCTCCCAAACCTCCGGTTCCTGCCAAGGTGGCTAGTGGTTGCCCTTCTGTTGCTGCCATGGAGTATTTTGCCTGGAATTGTACTTCCTCGCTCATACCGCCAATGAACATTGGCATTTCCATTTTTCCGCTTGGTTTCATTCCATACGTTGCATCCATCCAGTCATCTACAGTACCTCCACTGACTGCTACTCGCAGCAATACTTGATAGAGTTTTTCCGCTAACAAGAAGCTATCAATCGTGAATTGATTTCCTGCCGTACTTACTGCGCTTGCTGACGCCACATTAGCCATGTAGGTAGTGTCTACCCAGTTGTTGTTGATGTCGCTAATGTGTGTTTTGATACCTAATCCCTCTTGTGAGCATAGTGTATTTGGCATTCCTGCGGTTCCTTCTTCGAACAGGTATTTGTATGGTGCCAGGTTTGCGCTATTGATTGAATATGGCGTTGTTTGATTGTATGACAATATTTCGTGTCGTACGTCGTCGATATTTGATAGATCGAAAAATTGCACTCTTGGCTTTACTGTTCTTAATGTTGATCCGGTTTCGTATTGCCAATTGTCAAATATGTCGATACCCCACCTGCTTGAATTATACACACCTGTCAGTAGCGTTAATCCCGTGTCATCAAAGTATGCGCCGCCCACTAGGTCATAAAAACTTACCAATGAGTTGTTTCTTGTTCTTATGTATATTTGTTTTGGGTCCGGCGCTGTTCCTGTGTAGTTTATATACAGTATGAATCCTGCTCCTACTGTGTTCGCATCGGAACCCACCCCTGCTGGTGCTTCTGGTATTGGCCACGATGTATTTCCGTCTGGTGATGATATCACCACGCTATCGACCGTTTGCGCTGTTACTGTTCCGTCGCCACAATGAACAACGGCGCCCCGTTTTTCTTGCTGATTCGCATAATATCGTTCGTAGATATCCCAATAAATGAGCAAATCTACTGCGTTAAAATCTCTCTCTTCTTCTTCCGTCGGCGCTATTCCTACGCCACTCAATCCCAAGTACTTCAGCAAGCATGACGGATTGATTTGCGAGTTGTCAATATCGTCTGTACCGTCTGCTGTTGGCTTTGCCGTCAGTGTCATTGTTGGTAGTTTGACGGTATTCATTGTTAAACCAACTCCCGTCATGTTACCCCTCATTCGACTATTGTACAGTCTCCACGGACTGATAAATGTGTCGATCTGTAGTTTGAAGCTTGAAAATAGCGGACCCAATGTCGGTAATGTGTCTACCCGTGCATTGAATTTCAAGCTTCCTTTATCCCCAGGCAATAACACTTCTGTTAGCACTACAGGTAATGTACCTGGGCTTTGTGTGTTTTGCCATATTTGGCGCATGTTTGCTGGCGCTGTCGGGAATCCGTTCATTTCAACGGTCATTTTCCCTTCTACGCCCAGTCTGTCGCCTCCTAGCGTTACTGTACTCATTTTATTGATTTTGATTAGTTAACATTTGTTCTTCTGGTGTTGCCTGCATTTCTTTGTCGTATCGCCTTGCTGCCTGTTGTAGCGCTACGCAGTATGCACAGATTACCATCCAGTGTTTTTTTTCTAGGTACTCGTAGAGTTCCTCTTTGCTTTTTAGTACGTCGCTTATTCGCCATGTTCCCCAGCATATCATCCAGTCGTCCTCTTGCATTACTGCTGTGAATGGCGTGTTTTCAATTTCTTCGCTAAAAAAGCGAGAGTTGTTCGGGTTTTGCTCTGACATAGTAGAACCATCTGATTGTAACCCAGTGTTTTGATCTTGTTGTTTCACCTTTTTCCTTTTTAGTGATTTGGAATTTGTTGTTGTCGAAGTCTTTTATTATTAACCCGTCTTCGTCTAGGTTTATATACGTGATTTCTGTCACGTAGTGTTCTTTGATTTCCATTTCACAGCTATGTGCTTGAGATGTTTACAATGATTTTTATTCTGCCTCTGCTGTAACTATAGTTACGACCATTGAAGCGAATTTTTTTCTGGGAAACCCCACTAATACCCCCACTAGCATAATCATGCTTAGGTTGTCTAGCTCCAGCCTTTGGGCTACGTTTCCGTTCGCGTCATAGGCGAGAATGCTTACGTCGAATTTCATTTTGATTTGTTTTTTGTCGTTTATTAGGCAATATGCCACTCCCGCGCATACTAGCGCGATTATCAATGTTTCCATGCTGCAAGTTATGTTTTTTTATTTCGTATTTTTTATACCTTAAAGCGGGTATTTTGCCCCACGCTAGTGGCCATTGTCTGTGTATGCCGCTCAGTCTACGCTTTAAGAGCGACTTCCCGCTTTTTATGGGCTCAGCCCCCCGACAATGGTTTTACGTACGTTCGTTCACCACAAGTAAAACTATTCCTCTGAAATGCCTGTCTGGAAGACGCCCGTCCGGCGAGGACTGTCGCTGCGGTAGCGCCGATTGCCAGCGTGGCCAACGCTTCCACTGCATTTAGTCTTAGTGCTTTTATTTTTATTACCCATCACTTTAGACATGAAATGCGCGTTGACCCACGCGTGCTGCAATCGGCTGTCGCTTTGGCTGTCGCTTATT